TCTGCTTTCAGCTTCATTTAAATAAGACTTATCACTAAATGATGATTTAGTTTTTAAGTTTTCATTTTCTGTTGCTATTCTTTTTGCATACTCATAGGCAGATTCTTGACCACGCTCCGCTTCTCGTAATTTACGAGTTAGATTATTAATACGTTTTTTAACTTTTTCAGAATAATCTTCTAGCTCTTCTTCTGATTTAACCTCTGATGTTTCAGAGACATCCTTAATAGCTTGTTCAGCTTCTTCATCTACCGGAGCTAAGTCCGCTATTTTACCGCTAGGTTTTTCTTCGGGTATTTCTACTTCGACAACCTCGCCTTCGTCAATAATTTCTTCTTTAATCTCAGACATGTTTACTCCTTATACTGCAAGAATATCATCAGGATCTAATATAGTAGCAATTACTTCATCATCGTTAATGATTCTGCATTCAGACTCATCTCCCAATCTAAAGCGAGCGCCAGCATATCTGCCTATTAATACCCATTGTTTTTCCTGACACCAAGGCCCAGTAAACTTACTGGAGTCTTTGTAGCAATCAGGACCCATTTTTACAACATACCCTACAACGGTTGCTAGAGATTCTCTATCTACCGTTGACTGTACCAAATGAATTCCTCCTTCTGTTACAGCCTTACCTGCGTATGGAAGAATTAATATTCTCCATCCTGTAGGTTGGGGCATTCTTTGTAAAATTGATTTATCTAAAAGAGTAGGATCTAAAACTCTAGCTCCTGGTTCTATGTACGGAACATTATCCGTAGTAGATTTAGTTTCTTTTGTAGCGGTTTTTTTTTCTTTGGCTTCTGCTTCTATTGCTTGTGCAACATGATCAGGTACGTGTATCTTCGGCATCTTCTTGTATTTTTCCTAGCAGTTCTCTAAATGAATTTTCTGCGTCTACGAGAGAGCTGTAGCGTCCACACAGATACTGATATTGCGCAAAGTCTTTAGTCCCAGCTAAAATTACATCCTTTACGCTTTCTTTTTGAGCCTCAATTTCTTTAAAAAATTTTTGGCTCACCCAAACTATTGACACTAATAAATGCCAGAAAACTTGCCACCAAATTCGGCAGCGCCCATACCTCTAGCTTTACCTTTACCCATTCCAGGTTTAGGAGTTGTGCTAGCGTCAAAAGTTCCTGCGTTACTTTTTAAAGAAACAGAACCTTTGTTACTGTAACTATTCTTATTGGTAGTTACTTTTGGAGTTTTTTGTTGTGATATTTCAGTTCTTTTTATCATGTTGTTTATTATCTTGGTTAAATAAAATATTTGCAAGTTTTTATTTGCCTTGGCCTCTGTATTTTTTATACTGCTTTTTTGCATTTTTATTTTTAGGATAAGTGTTGTTACTATCGCCTATAGAAGTTCTTTTAGTTTTGCTTTTTTGTTTGTCTATACCAGAACCAAGAGTTTTAAACTTTAACGGCATTACTGTTGTTTGTTTTGCATGTCAGCTATTTTAAATCTAGCTTGTTGTTCCATTCTTGCTCTGGCCGTATCATCTCTTAGTCCAGCAATATCTTCTTGAGTTTCAATTCTTTCTCTATCAACATTAATTCTTTGTTGAGCTTCTTGAACTTTTCTTTGTTGCTCAGTTGCAAACTGTTGTTGTTCTATTGAAAGCTCTTGCCCTTTTAATGCTAGTTCTTGTTTTCTAATTGATACTAAAGGATCTTCATCTTGAGGTGCTGCAACTTTTTGATTGTATTCAATTAATAACTCAGCAAGTATTGGAGATGAGAATTGAGCCAACATATCTCCTGCTTGAATTGACAAAGCTTGAGCTTCTTCTGGTTGTGCTTGTTGAGCTTGTTGTTGCAAACCTTTGAACTGTTGCATCATTTCAGGAGGCATTTGTTGTTCAGCTAAGATGTCTGCTTTCATTTGTAAATGCTGCATTATATGAGAATGTATTAAAGCTTGTACTTGAGCATTCATTTGAACTGGTGGCGTATTTAACAAAGACATGTGAATTGAAATATGCGCATCATGATTTTGTTGTGGGAACGCTTGAGCTTGTTGACCTAATAACAATTGATTGTTTTCAAATCCAGCTTCTAAAGGAGTAGGATCTGTAGGTGGTGGTGGAGTTAATATTTGATCTATATTGTCTACACCTATGGCTGCATACATTCTTTTATAAGCCTCGTAAGTACCGCTAGGCCCATGAACTTGTGGGTTAGATTGAACTAACTGCATCATCTCTTGAGCCATAGCAATTCTTTGTGCTTGGCTAAATATGTCTGGATTTGAGACTGGGAATATATCTACCTTGTCATCAAAGTCAGACAACATAATAGAAGATTCATTGTTGGCTATGGCGTAAGGATATTCTGGGGGCAAGTACTCTTGAAAAACCTTAGACAATATTCTAAATTCTTTCTTTTGAGAATTATGCAATCTTTTATGGATTGCAGATAATACCTTGGTAGATCTTTCAAGCAAAGCAAGCGTTGTTCCTACTGGAGCATTTGGATTGCCTTGTCCTGTATTAATCTCTGCAATAGATGCAAACTTTTGACCTGAATCTACTAAGATGTTTAGTAGGTTAAGTAATGTTGCACTAGGCTCTTTAAAAGGTAATGGTTGAATAGAATCTCGTAAAGATCCACCCGGAGCATCTACGTCTCTAAACTCGCCTGGTTGTATTGGCGTGTCTTCATCTCTAATCCTAATGCCTCTAGTTTTAAATCCTGCGGGCAAATTAGCTAAAGTACCTGCATCAATTAATTGTCTCATAATAGATGTTGATGCTTTAGATAACCCACCTATCATGTGTGTTAATCCAAAACCGTAGAATCCTAATCCTGGCAAGAATTTAAAATGCACAAAGTATTCTATTTTCTTTTTAAGAGTATCGTCTTCTTTGTAATTTCTTCTAATAGATAAGATTTCACTTGAATGCGTATCTAATGTAACTATGTAAGGAAGCTTGACTCCTGTTGGCTCTCCATCTTCATCCATATCCTCATAGCCTTCTAGCTCTAAGTTACAATGAACTTCGTATAGAAGAGATACTTCTCCGTCATCGTAGGTAGGTTCCATACCAGAAAGTTTATTTATTTCTTCTTTTACATCTGTAAAACTATTAGAGTTCTCTCCAGTTTCTAAATCTATCTTTCGATAAAATCCAGAAGCCTGTAATTTTCTTACATCATTCTCTGCCATTTTAATAACGTTAGTTATTCTTGTGCAGCTTTCTAAATCTGTTGTGTAGTAAGGAACAATTAAATCTTCAGGAGCAATAAATTTTGATACGGCTCTGCCTAAGTTTTCATCGTAATAAACTTTTTTAAATGCAGATCCAGCTAAAGGTAGGTAAAAAAGCATTTGATCTAACTCTTCATCAAACTCTTCCATTACATGAGTAATTTGGTAGTTCATAAAATCTTTTACTCTTTGGGCCTGCTCTTCTAACATAGAGCTATACGCTCCCATAACTTGAGTCTTAACTGGACCACCAGAAGGCAATAGTTCTTTATAAGCTTGAGCTTGGAAGGTTGTTACTGCTTCTCCTAGCAACGGATGAATAACACCTGAAGCTCCGGCAAAAGGTTCGGATCTCTCAGCATCAAACTTCATGCCTAAGTATTTAAGGCCGTCTGTATATGTGCTTTCCCAATCTTCTCTAGATCCTTTATCTTTTTCAATACCTGCTACTAGCTCATTAGATATTGTTCTTAAATCGCTAGGGTCAATTACTTCGGCAAGATTAGAGTCAAATCCTGTTTCCATTTCTTCTGAATCAGTTTGCCCTAATATAGCGCTGCCATCTTCTTGCATTTCAAAACCTTCAGACCCAGATTCTCTAAGAGCTTCTAAAGCAATACTCATGTCTTCTTGTCCAAGAGGCACTTGATTTTCTTGATTAAGAACTGTTGGATTTATATCTTTTTCTACTGCCATATTAGTAATATACCCTTTTTACTGGTGCTTTTTCTCTATCTGTATAATCATCATTCAAAGAAACTAAGCCACCTTCTCTAAACCTCATTAAGGCTTGAGTCATAGTATCACATAGGTCATCATTTTTTCCAAAAGGAAATGAAGCACATTCTTCAATCATCTCTTCAGCAAATTTCTTTTCAGGCGCCCACACTAATCCGGACTCAAAGATAGGTGCAACTGAATGCATCCTTGTTGACTTGTCATGCCCTCTTGTTGGTGAGTAATTAACTACAGGTATTCCCAGTCTTCTAAGCTCATGAGTTAACGGAGTTCCTGATGCTTTGGCTTCAATTAATGTCATGTCTGGTTCCCAGTATTGATATTCCTCGTAAGCTATTCTTTTTAACTCTGGAAAATCCCAACGACCTTTTTGCGCATCTAACAATATAATAGAGTCAGGCGCATCTTGCGTTGGTCTAAAAATACCCCAAGTAGAAATAGCAGAGTAATCCGCATTTTCTTTTTTACTGAAGGCTGTATCGTAACTTTGTATGATGTAACTAACTGACGGCAAAGAATCGTGATCCCAAGCTTTCCACCACTCTCTTTTAACAATAGACCCTTCTTCGGATGTCGGGGTTTGCATCCATTGAGCATTCCATTTTTGTACAGGCAAAGATGCTTTAACTTTTTGTAACTCATCTATTGACCAGAACTCAGGC